GATCCTGCGGGCCTGGGGGCGTGGTGAGGAAAGCTGGCTGGTGCTGTGGACTGAGATCGCCGCACAGAGCGGCACCTCGGACAAAACCGACCCGGTGTGGCAGGAACTGGACCGCATCCTGTTCGGTTCCTACGCGCACGCCAAGGGCTACCGCTTGCGGATTAGTGCCGCCAGCATCGACTCGTCGGATGGCCAGACCAACGATGCCGTGTACCACTACGTGCGCACGCGCAAAAAGCGCCTTGCCAAGCTGCTGGCCATCAAGGGCAGCGCCAACGTAGATGCCGAAATCCTCACGCCGCCGCGCAAGATCGACCTGAACACCACCAGTACCAAGGCCTCGCGCTACGGCCTGCAGGTGTACATGGTCGGCGGCACCAAAGCGAAAGACCTGCTCTTCGAGCGGCTCAAGCTTACGGGCAGCGGCCCGGGTCGAATGCACGCATACAAAGGCGTGCGCGCCGACTACTTCGACCAGCTGCTGGCCGAGGTCAAGGCGCCGAGCCGCAAGCATGGTGGCAAGAAGGTCTACCAGAAGAAGGCCGGCGCGGCCAACGAAGCACTGGACTGCGAGCAGTACCAGATTCACCTGGCCCGCTACATGCGCTTGCACCTGAAGAAGCCAAGTGACTGGGACGATATCGAAGCGGGCCTGATGCAGGCCGACTTGCTAGCCGAGGCCGACGAGCAGGCTCCAGTCACTGCAGATCCGAGCGCAATTCAACCCGCTGCTGCCAAGCCGGCAGTCAGCCTGGCCGATCTCGGTCGGATGATGAACGGAGACGACTAATGGCCACCCTGCAGCAACTCAATGAGGCACGCGAAGCGCTGCACCTGCTCATCACCGGGCAAAGCACGGTCAGCGTGCAGCGTGACGGCAAGCGCGTGGAGTTCACGCCGGCCAATCGGCGTGACTTGGAAAACTACATTACCCAACTGGAGGGCCAGCTGGGCGTCGGCGCGCAAGCCCGTCGCCGGCCGGCACGCGTGATCGCATGAGCAAGGTGCAGATCCTGGCGCCCAACGGGTTGCCGGCCCGCGAGCAGCTCAGCACCTGGCAGGGTGCCGGTGGTGGTTTCGGTGGCCAGCTGGAACGCTGGCAGCCGCGCCTGCAGACGATAGACGCCGCGTTGCTGCCCAACCTCAAGCTGGGTAACGCACGGGCTGAGGATGTCACCCGTAACAACGCTTTTGCCGCCAACGGCGTGCAGATGCACATCGATAACATCGTCGGCCACCTGTTCCGCCTCAGCTACAAGCCCCGCTGGCGTTTGCTGGGCATCACCGACGCCGATGCCCGGGCCTTCGCCCAGGATGTCGAGGCCTGGTGGTTCGAGTATGCAGAGGACCCGGTCGGCTGCTGGCTGGATGTCGAGCGTAAGCGCACCGCCACCATGATGGTGCGCGAGGCAGTCGGTACCCACACGAAACTTGGCGAGGTGTCGGCCGCGGCCGAATGGGTCGAGCGCCGCGGCACACCGATGCGTACCGCCGTGCGCATGGTCAGCCCCAAGCGCATCGGCAACCCTGGTGACCGTGGCGACACAGCCACCATGCGCGCGGGTGTTGAGTTCGACCGCAATGGCGTAGCGATCGCCTACCACATCCGCCAGTTGGCTTCGGGTGGCCTGGGGCTGGGTACCGGCTTCGGCGGGGATTGGCGCCGGGTCGAGCGCGAGGCGGCCAATGGCCGGCTCAAATTCATCCACGTGTTCGAACCCAGCGAGGACGGCCAGGCCCGCGGTGCCAACCAGTTCCTCACGGTGCTGGAGCAGAGCCACATGCTGCCCAAGCTGCAGCACACCAAGCTGCAGAATGCCATCGTCAACGCCATGTATGCGGCGACCATCGAGAGCGAGCTGGGTAACGAAGCCGCCCTGGAGCTGATCGGCGCTGGCGATGAAAGTGTCGAGAAAATCGCCAAGTACATGATGGCGGTGAACAGCTTCAACAGCGGCAGCAAGCTCTCCATGAACGGGGTGAAGATCCCGCACCTGTGGCCGGGCGAGAAGCTGCACCTGCAGACCAGCGGCAACGTCGACAACGGCTTCGCCGACTTCGAGTCGAGCATTCTGCGCTGGATGGCGGCGGGCTTGAACCTGCCGTATGAACCTTTCGCCCGCGACTACCGGCAGAGCACCTACAGCAGCGCCCGTGCCTCCATGATGGAGGGCTGGCGCTACTACATGGGTCGCCGCAAGGTCATCGCCGCGCGCTTCGCCACACACTTGTTCGTGCTGGCATTCGAAGAGGCCCTGCAGCGGCGCTTGCTGACGCTGCCCCGCAAAGCCACCCGAGGCTTCTACGAGGCGCGGGCGTCGTGGTGCAACTGCGACTGGATTGGCGCCGGCCGCCTGGCCATCGACGGGCTCAAGGAAGTGAAGGAAGCGGTGCTGCGCATCGAGTCCGGCCTGAGCACCTACGAGAAGGAGCTCGCCCTGCTGGGTGAGGACTATCAGGAAACCTTCGCGCAGCAAGTGCGCGAGATGAACGAGCGCCGCGAGGCAGGCCTGCCGCCACCCAGCTGGATGCAAGCCCAGGCATTGGCGCCGGAACAACCCGAGCCCACCGAGTAGGACAACCCATGAACTATCCGCAAATCGCCAGCCGGGTGCTGAATACGCCCCTGTTGCTGGAGCCGGCCTATGCCCGCGTATTCTTCAGCGCGCTGGGCAGCCGACTGAACATCGCCGAGCTCAAGGACGAGCAAGGCGCCATCGACATGGGCCAGAAGCTGCGCGTGGATGCCCGCACCTACAACAAGACGCGTACCAACAGCTGGGGCTACGAGGAGATCCTGTTCCAGGTGGTGGACGGTATCGCCCTGCTGGATGTCAAAGGCACCCTGGCGCACAAGTCCGGCTACCTCAAGCCCACCAGCGGCATGACCGGCTATGACGGCATCATCAACCGCTTCGCGATGATGCTGGCCGAGAGCGACGTCAAGGGCGTGCTGATGGACATGCACACGCCGGGCGGCGAGGTGTCCGGCTGCTTCGACACCGCCGACCGATTGCGGCAGATGGCCCAGCAAGCCGGCAAGCCACTGTGGGCCATGGCCTGCGACTCGGCATGCTCCGCCGGCATGGCGCTGGCCAGCGCGGCCGACCGCCGGTTGATCACGCAAAGCGGTTATGTCGGGTCGGTCGGTGTGGTGATGGCCCACGCCAGTTACGAGAACTACCTGGAGCAGGAGGGCATCAAGGTCACGCTCATCCACTCCGGCGCGCGCAAGGTCGACGGTAACCCCTACGAGGACCTGCCCGAGGAAGTACTGAGCCGCTTCCAGAGCGACACCGACGCGCTACGCCAACAGTTCGCCGAGCTGGTAGCCCGCAACCTGGGTATTTCCAGCGAGGCGGTGCTGGCCACCGAAGCCGCGGTGTTCCGTGGCCAGGCGGCAATTGATGTCGGCTTCGCCGATGCCTTGGTCAACGGCCATGAGGCCGTGGCCGAGTTTTCTGAATACCTGTCCACCCCGGGCAGGGTGACAACCCTAGGAGTCAAACGCATGGCTGGAGATAACCCCGCGCCGACTGCCGAAGCTGCACCGCCTGCCCAGGCGGCCAGCCCGGCCCCGGCCACCACCGACGCCGCTGCAACCGCCAGTGCCGAGCGCACGCGCGTGCAGGGCATTCTGCAGCACGCTGAGGCCGAAGGCCGCGGCAAGCTGGCCAACCACCTGGCCTTCAATACCTCGATGTCCGTTGAGGATGCTGGTGCGATGCCGGCCGCCGCCGAGAAAGAGCAGGGCACCAACCTCGATGCCAGCACCGCGCTGGACAAGATGATGGCCGCCGAAGAACAGCCGAACCTCACCGCTGGTGGTGGTGACGCCAAACCCAACAAGGCGCAGGAAATCGCTGCTTCCTACGCCGCTGCAACGGGAGTGAAACTCGCATGAGCATCGTCAACGAACCCACTGACAACTGGATCACCGGCTCGCACCCGTATCACACCGCGCTCGGCACTATCGCCAGTGGTGAGAACCTGGTGGCCCGCACCCCGCTGGGCCAGGTCACCGCCAGCGGCAAGTTCGTGGCTTGGGACCCGGCCGCCGATGACGGCTCCGAGAAGGCAGTGCGCCTGAGCCTCTATGCCACCGACGCCAGTGCCGCTGACGCCGAGGCGCAGATGATTACCGGCGGCAGCTTCAACCCGGAGCTGGTTGCCTGGCCGGCCGGCGTGACCGCCGCGCAGAAACTCGCTGCGTTCGTGGGCTCGCCCATCGTCCTGCAGCTGCCCGTCTAAGCACGGGCGTCACCATCCCCCAAGGCCGCCAAGCGGCCTTTTTCGTTTCAGGAGAACCGAACCATGGCCGCTGGCTACGATACGACCACTCTGTTGGGTGTGAAGCAGATCCTGCCGAAATTCACCCCGCTGTTCATCCAGATGTTTTTCCCCACCGTGGCCACCTTCGGTACCGAAGAAGTGGCCTTCGACAAAATCAAGAAGGGCGT